GGTGGGTCAAGACCCACCCTACAACTGCCATGCCGCCCACAGTTGCGCCTGCTCCGCCAGCGTCAGCGCGGTGGCGGGTTTGAGGTCGTCGTAGCAGATGGGCTCGTACTGCCTCTGTGGATGGCGTCCCATGATGAGGTAACGCCGCGCTGGGTTGAGGTAGGGGACGAGGTAGTGGCCGTTGGGCAGGGAGCGTGTCTGCTGCTGCAACAGCAAGGTCTCAGCGTCAAAGACGTAGATGTTGCCGATGCCCGCGCTACCGCCGACGGTAACGATGCCGTCTTCCGTCCCTGCCATGTAGCCACGGTGATCGGGAACGTAATGTGGCTCCAGTCGCATCAATACCTCCAGTGGTCGGTGCGCACCGCGAGGCGGGCAAAGGATTTGTCGATGTCAGACCAGCCGTAGCTGTGCAGGATGATGTACTGTGCGCCTTCGTCGTCAATCACGGTCAGGTTATCGGCGGCGCGGGTGTTGGTATGCACGCCGGGCACGGCGTAGAGGCGCTCGCCGCGCTGTAGCAATACCGGCGCCACGTACTGTCCCGCCACCTGCCGCGCCTGAGCAAACAGGCTAAAAAAGTCCTGCGCCTGCGCGCCGGTATCGTCGCGGTAGCTCTTGGCGGCGGCGCTCGCCTTTGCGTCGCGGTACTGGAACATGCTGCTGTGCGAGCCGTCGTTGTATGTGCCACCGCTGTGGGCGAGCAACAGCGCGCGGCTGCCGTTGTCGGTGCTCGTCGTGTCGCCGTAGTAGAGCATTATGCCATTGCGGCCGGGGCTGTCGTAGCCGCCCTCCACCCAGACGATGACGCTGCGCGCCGAGGCGACGACCACCCAGCGCCCACTCCATTGTTTGCTCTGCCCATGTTTGTAGGGGGTGGCAAGCTCCAATATGGCCTCGCCGTTGTCTATGTCGCTCATCTGCCGGTAGGCCGCGACGCGGCTCACCCCGGTCTGGTCGGCGACGCGCAGGTAGCTGTCCAGCTCGCCCGATTTCGCGGGGGCAAAGACGCGCTTGCTGGCGGCGGCGTCCTCGTAGGGCATCGTCCAGCCCGCGCCGGGCTTGCTGCCGTAGCCGGTGACCAGGCAGGCTTTGAGGATGAGGGAGAGGTTGCTTTTGGTCAGCGCCGGGGCGTCATCGTCGGTTGAGCGATACAGCGTGACGGGCATTTCGAGGTTGTTGGCGTACATTCGGGTTCCTTGTTGGTTTTGATGTGCGTGCGACCTTTTTAACCGCACGGTTAATATGGTTCGCCGCGTGGTGATTTAGATTTCGACGGTGTTACCGCGCAGGCACATGGTGAAGCCGTCGGTCTCGGTCTGTTTGCTCGCCGAGGGCTGCACCGCGCGCAGCACCCAGACGCCGAGGTGGGTGCCGTAGGTGTTGAGGCGCACCGCGTTGCCGACCGCCCACGGCGAGGCGCCGTTGTTGATGCCAAACGCGCCCTTTTTCAGGACAAAGTACGGCTTGCCGGTGGCAGCGTTAATCGGCGCGAGGTCTTGCAGCGCGTCAAAGCGGCCGACAAAGCCGAGCGCCTCGCTGTAGAGGTCAAACTGCGTGCCGTCGCGCCAGACGATGGCCCAGCGGTCGGTGGTCGCACCGTCATCGGTCAGGACGAGCGGGTAGTCTTTGAGGTTGAGTTTGGCGGTGATGGCGTCGCCTCTAGGGTCATCCGACCAGACGTTGTCAAAGAGTTTCTGCGACCACGGCGGGCTGTGCCGCACCTCCAAATCGCCGCCGATGAGCGCGCTGGAGACGTAGGTGTCTTCTTTGGGATAGTCACGGCCGACCGGAAATTGCAGCTGCAAGGTGCCGTCAATGTCGGCGACGATGACCCGGTTTTCTTCTTCTCTTGCGTGGTGGGCTGTTATCGGCATCTGATAGGCAGAGAGGTCGAGCGGTGTCGCCCAGGTCAGCGTCCCCGCGTCGAGGTCGTAGTCGTACCACTTGGCCTCGATGGCTCGATTTTTGGCGTCACGCAGGCAGAGGCTGTCAATGTGGTCGCGCGAGAGCCGCACCGTCTGCCCGGCGGTATGCGCGCTGCCGAGGTCATCGCTGAGGCGGTGGCCGATGACGATCATGTCGCCGCGGCGGATTATCGGCACACGGCCGTCGGCGGGCAGGCGCACCGCGTCGATACCGATGGCCGAGGTGTCGAGTGGCAGGTAGGTATAGGAGACGGCGTTGTAGAGGATGGTGTCGGCATAGACTTGTGCCGGTTGCCAGATTTTGCCGTCCGGACGTACTGCGTCCGGGTTGTACCAATACTTGCCCTCGTTGCCGGCAGCCACTACCCATTTGCCAAAGCGCGCCCGCACGACGCCAGTCTCGTAGTCGATACTGCCCTCGACGTTGCCGCCGCTGATTTTGCCGCCGTTGTCGGCGCGCACGTTGATCTGGCCGCCGGTGAGCGGGGTGGCGGTGATTTGCAGCGAGGCCGGGCGGATGGGCGAGGCCGGGATGCGCCACACCGCCGTATCAACCGGGTTGGCCGATACCGTGCCAGCGAGCGCCTGCAAGTTGACCGCCCCGGCGGGTGCCTGCTCGATGGTGGCCATGCCGGTCTCGTAGTTGATGCTGCCGATGCGCGCCGCCGCCCCGGTCGCAGGCTCCAGGCGGTAGTAGAGCTCGCCGCGGCGGTCAAAGTAGGTCTCTTGGCCGATGGCAAAGCGCACCGAGCCGGGGACGATGCGCTCGGCGTAGGTCGGCAGGAGGTCGATGCGCAGCGTGCCGGAGGCCGCCTTTTTGCTGCGTGCGTCCTCGGACTGCTGCCCGCGAAACTTGGCGGTGACGACAAAGCTGTCGTCAATCGGCGCGGAGGCGAGCGCCTCGACGTACTCGTAACCGGCAAACACCATGCGGTAGAGCGGTTTGACCGTCTGCGTCGTGCCTTGGGTGGAGACTATCTCCTCGCCCATCGGCTGTTTGCGGTAGATGGCTTTGGGGATTTTGACCACCGCGTCCGGCTTAAGTTTGATGACGCCGGTCGTGTAGTTAATCGTGCCACGGCTGACGCCACCGGCATCGCGCAGCGCGCCCGCACCGTCATCGCGCACGGTCACATAGGGGTCGACCTGGCGGGTGTAGGCCTCACCCGCCTGCACTTTGGTGTCGTAGTCCTCTATGAGGACGTTGTACACCAGCTCGACCGAGCGCGGTTTGATTTGTGTCTGGCCGAGGGTGAGGTTGACGTAGCCGCTACCGTCTCGGCTTGGTGCCTTCCACTCGGCCTGCTGCGGCTGGCCAACCGAGTAGTCCACCTTGACGTCGAGGCGCTGCTCGCCGCCGGGGTAGCTGGAGAGCGTTATCGCCCCCGTGCGGTAATCGACCGTGCCCGTCCAGGCGCCAGTGATATTGCCCGCGCCGTCGTCCTGCGCGCTCTTGGCGGCGCCGTTGTCCGTCCAGCTGAGCTTGACGCTGTTGGGGGCGACGCCTGCCTCCAGCTGGATGAGCATCGTCGCCGTTGGCGTGCTGTCGGCGCGGTTGTGGATGGTTGCCTGCGAGCCCCAAGAAAACAGCACCTCGCTACCGACGTCGGGCATCTCGCCGCAGGTGAGCGACACCGAGCCGGTGCGGTAGTTGAGGGTGCCGCTGCCATGCCCGGCCGAGCCGCCGCGCAAGGCGCCAGAGCCGTCGTCACGCAGGTCGTACCAGCGACCTTGCGCACGGTACGACACTTGCAGCGAGCCGGGCGCAGGCACCGGCAGGATGGTGAGGACATAGTTGTAGCTGCGGTTGTTAATCAACACCGGGATGCTGGCGGTGTCCGCTACCTGCAGCAGCTCGGCTGCCGGGCGGAAGTAGAGCGTCCAGACGCCGCCGGAGGAGAGGGTCTCGCTAAAGCGCAGCTCGCCGCGGGCGTAGTCCACCGTGCCGACCGCAGTATCGCCGCGGTAGAGGGTGCCGCCGCGGTCGCTGATGGTGATGCCGTTCGTCGTGAGACGCAGACTGCCGGGGGTGATGGCGTTGCCTGCGTGCAGAACGGTACTGTCATTGATGGCGTTGTAGGCGGTAAGCACCGATTCGCCCTTGGCCGCATCAAAGATGAGCTGACGCTGCCCGGCGGCGGTGTAATCAATCAGCGGCGTCTCCAGCTGCGAGGTCGGCACCAGTTTTTCCATGATGCTCGGCAGGCGGATGGTCTGCGTGTTGGCGCGGATGGCCTCAACCAGCGGTTTGACGCCATAGTAAGAGGCGCTGTCAGAGATGTGCGTCTCCATTAAGAGGCACGGCGGGTCGGCATGGGTGATGGAGGGATAATCGGCGCCGATAAAATCCGCGGTGAGCGCGGTCGAGGTCTCCATCTTGACCACGGTGCGGATAAAATCCTTGCCGTCCGGCGTGGTAAAGGTGCGGTTTTCGGAGGAGACGCGGATAACCTGGATGTACTGCTCCTCGGTGGGGTAGCCCTTTTTGACTTGGCGCAGGCAATAGACATCACCGACCAGCGGCAAGGCCTCATCGGTGCGCTGATACGCCTGGACGATGCGTGAGCCGAGCGATTGCGTCGAGAGCAGGGTCATCTTGCTCTCGATGGTATAGACCGCGTAGGCCGCTATCCGTTTGATGATGTCCTTGCGCCGCTCGCCATAACGCACGCCGCGGTAGAGCAGGTGCGAGACGTTGGCCGCCTTGGCGGGCTTGCTGATGATGACGTGCGCGCCGCCCAGCTTGGCGGCATCGGGTCGGCGCACCGCCGCATGCACTGAGCGCGCCGAGAAGCGGCCGATGGTGCGGTCTTGGTCGGAGACCGGATTAAATAGCTCGTTGTCGGCGCCGGTGAGCGGGTCGCGCACCATCAGGCCGCCGCCGTCGTCGCTGTCGGTTAAGTTCTCGGTCGGGTAAAAGCGCAGGTCTTGCGTGGTGAGTTGGGTATGGCGTTTGGTCATTATCTGTTACCGGGTTGCATTAGATGGTCATCAGGTGGAGGGTCGGCGCCTCGTACTGCGCCGTGCCGTCTTCGGGGGCGCGGTAGGCGACCGGGGTCAAATCAGAGAGCGCGGGGCGGGCAAAACAGACGTTGAGCTGCCGCCCGTCGGGGTGGGCGAGGGTCATTTCCAGCTCCGGCACGTCCGCCCAGGCGGCGAGGGTCAGCAGCGTGGCACGTGGCAGCCAGATCCACTCGCCGCCGAGAGTGACCGGACGTCCGGCGAGCATCGTCCCCTGCTGGATGATGGCGCTGCCGCCGAGGCTGTATTGCACCTGCGACTGCGCCAGCGCTTGCCAGTCAAACTCGTCACGCCAGCGCATGTCGGCCGGTAGTTCGAGGGTGGCGTTGTTGTCTTTACGGGTGAGTGTCCAAGGTGTCATCGCGGGCTCCGTTTGGCGGCGTTGTAGAGTTCGTTGGCAAAATTCTGTGCGCCGCGTCTCTCGGCGGCGGCAATGCGGTCGTCCCAAACGTCCACCACCTGCTGCGGGCTGATGTCGCCTGCGCCGTGACTGGTGGCGCTGCTGGCCGTCGTGCTGCGCGACGTGGCGTTACCGCGGCTGCGCGATTCCTGCGCGCGCGCTGCCGCCTCGGCTTTCTTGTCCGCCGCCTGCCGCGCCTTCTCGGCGCCGATTTGCCGCTGGAGTTCGAGGGCACGCTCGTACTGGGCGATTTCTTCGGCGTTGCCACGGATTCGCGCCTCTTGCAGCTTGCCCTCCAGCTCGCGCAGCTTGCGCTGCTGCTCCAGCTTCGCGGTTTTGCTGTCGTCGCCCTTGAGCTGCGCCAGTTCCGCGTCAAGACCGGCGGCGGTGTCTTTGGCCTGCTGTTGCAGGTCTTCGAGTTTTTTCTTGGCGGCGTCGATGCTGGCGTTGAGGTTGCGCAAGGTGGTGCTGTCCAGCGCGGCGATGTTGGAGGTAGCGGCGTGCGTTGCCTCCGCGATGTCGTGCATGGAGACGGTGCCGTCGCTGGTTTTTTGGTTGAGGCGCTCGGTGGCGGCTTCCGCGCGCTGCACGTCGGCGACATACTGCTGGCCAACACGCGACATCGCCCCAACCTTGCGCAGCCAGTCGTCGGCGTCCATGTGCCCCAGGCTGGTCACCATGCTGTTGATGGCGTCATCGACCAACCCGATGGCCTCGGCGTTAAGTTTTGAGGCGTCGTAGATGGTCATCATCGCCTTTTTCTTTTTCTCGGTGGCTTCGGCGGCCTGTTCGCTGGCTTCGGCTTCTTTTTTCTGTGCGGCGGCGTGTTCTTGTGCCGCTTGCGCTGCTTGTCCATGCGCCTGCGTGGCGGTTTCGCCGATTTTGGCGGTTTTGGCGCGCAGCTCCTCAGTTTTGCTTTTGATTTGGTCGAGGATGTCGGCGTACTGTTTGGCGGAGAGTTCCCCCGCGGCGAAGGCCGCTTTGGCTTCAGTGCCGATGCGTTCCAATCCGCCGAGGTCGGCGCTGTTGAGGCGTTCTTTGAGCGCATCCATTGCGGTTGCCGCCGCATCTGGCAAGCCTTGGATGCCGTCAGCCATGCGCTTGAGCTGGCCTTGCGTCAGCTTGTCCATCGCTACGCCGCTGTCCGTCAGTTGCTGTTTCAGCGCCGCCCATTCTTGCGGCGACGAGATTTTCGCCGCCAGTGCTTCAAAGCCTGCACGAGCCGCGGCGGTCGCATCCAAACCGGCATCCATAGCCTGCTGCACCGCATAGGTGTAGTCGCTCATCGCTTTTTTGGATTTCGCGGAGACGCCGGTAAAGACTTCGTCGAGGTCAACGCCGATGTCCGCAAAAGCATTCTTCGCCGCTTCCGCCGCCTGCTCTTGCGCCGCTTTGGTTTGCTGCGCGGCGTCGACAGCGGCTTTGGTTTGTTTGTCCGCTTCGGTGATGGCTGCGTCCGTGACTTCACGCGCGGCATCAATGGCAACTTGGGCAAAGCCCAATATCGGCTGCTTGGCTGCTTCTACGGCGTCGGCAGTGGCTTGTGGGATTTGGGCGAGGGAGGCACTGGCTTTTTCGGCGGCATCTTGTGCCGTCCCTGCGATGGATTCGCCGCTGGCACGGATGGATTCGCCTGCGTTGTTGATGACATCGAGCAGCGCGCCGCGCGCGTTGTTGGCGACTTCGTTCAGGCTGGCGAGGCGTTCCAGCATGGAGTTCGAGGCGCGGTCGGTGATGCCGAAAAAATCTGTGACGGCTTCGCCCGCGCCCAAGATGCCGAGCGCAACGTTGGCGGCAACCTGCATGATGGTAGTGAGGACGATGCCGAGGGTGGCAAATCCCGCCTTCAGCCCGTTCAGCCCAATGGAGAGCGCCTGGAATGCCCCGTTGAGCGCCACGCCGGTTGTTTGCAGCGCGCCAAACCCGTTACTGACTTTGTCCACCGCCGCGCCAAAGTCTAGCTCCTTGACGAAGCGAATGACCACGTCGGCACCATGCTCAAAGGTGTCTGCGATTTTTTTGCCGAGGTCTTCGATTTTGCCGCTGGCGACCAGTTCGGAGATAACATCCGCCAGCTCCAGCATTTTCTTTTTCAGCGGTTCGAGGATGGGCGTGGCGAGCTTGAGTTTGACCGCATCCCATGCGCTTTCCAGCTCGGCAAATGCCCCGCCGACGTTGTCGCCCATTTCCTTGGCCTGCTTGGTCGCAAAGCCGGTGGCGTCTTTGAGCTTGTTGTTCAGTTCATCGACCGCCTCAATCCCTTGCCCGACCAGCGCGCGGAAGGCGGGACCAGCCGCTTCACCGAGCGCGCTAATGGCTGCCTGTCCCTTCGGCCCGGTCGCTGCCAGCTCGCGAATTGCCTGGCTGAAATCGTTGGTGCGGATACCAATAGAGGCAAGCTCGCGGCGAAAGGTGCTGGCCGGGTTTTGGAATTGGCTCATCATCGTCGCCATCGCCGTACCGGCGCGGCTGCCGTCAAAGCCTGCATCGGCCAGCTTGCCGATGTAGGCGGCGGTTTCTTCGAGGG